GAACGCGGAGCACGTTTAATTTCAGTCTCTATTTTTTCAATTTCTTGAGCTTCAATGATGCCATTATTCCAAACCCACTCAACACCTTCCATAATTCCATTAACAAATGCTTCTGGTGCAGATGGATCTTGTACGATATCAACCGTATTAAGCATAAAGTCATCTTTGACATACATGGCACCGCCACGTTTCTCAAGGCTACCCATACCACGAGTTGAGACACCTAATTGAACACCACCTTCAAGTAATCCCTTAACGATATTACCCATTGGAGTATCCAAGATTCGTGCCTTACCCATCACATTATTTCCCTCAAACTTGAGGTCAGTAATAAGATGGGATACTTTATCCAAGTTAACAGTCGGTCCATCAGGGTGATTCAATTCACCCACCGCTCTGTTCTTGGAAACCTGATCGTCAACGTATTTTTTAACCGCTTTTTCCATCACTGCTTGAGGATAAATGCGGCCGTTGCGATTTTTAGACTCAGCCATCGCAAAGATACCTTCGATGATATGGTTCTTTGAACCATCTTCTTTTCTTTCCACGATGCACTGGACATCGGTATCTTTAAATTCAGTAATTAGCTTCATCTATGTATACCTTTAAATTCAGTAATTATACTTTATTTATACAAATTAAAATTTGTACTAATAAAAAGTTTTATTCTTCTTCTGGTTCCTCAGATGCTGCCATACCAGCTTCGATTTTACCGTCTTGATTCATGTCTTGAATTTCTTCAAAGTCTTCATCTTCAATCTCGGCATCAGCTAGCATTGCATCGAGTTCTTCATCGCTAATATCGTCTTCGACTTCATCAGCAACTTCAGCACCATTAAACACTTGATCTGCAACTGCAATCTTTTCTTGGTCTAAAGCATCATTTACTTTAGCACCCAACAGTTCATTAAACATTGGACCAGCTTTACTAAAGTCTTGGTCAATCACTGCATCAAGAAAATCATTGATCTCTGTCATCTTCATCTCCATTTTCTTCTGGTTCTTCAATTTCACCAGACTTCATTTCATCGTCAATCTGGTCTTTCATTTGTTTGATAGCATCATCATCCATCTGTAAGACGTTTTTCATTACCCATTCTCTAGAGAAATATTCACCAACATATTGTTGCATTTGGTCAAGAGTTTGGATTCTATTAGTTAATAGTTCTGTGTCTTTTAATTCCGTAAAGTGGTTATCACGGATATAATCGACAACAATATCATTTTTCCAGTTGTCCCAATCTTCTTCAGTAATAATACCCTTAATGATTAATTGTTTCTTTAGGATACCATAGAATAAGATAGAAAAACGGTTTCTTAAACGGTCAATAAACTTTTGGAATTTTAATTCATCACGTGTAATCTCTGTAGATCTGCCAAGTGAGAACTGTGCTTCTTGTTCCAAACGATTAATAGGGACATTCAAAGATCTATATAGGCGTTTTTGGAAGTAGATAATATCGTCAATCTGACCTAGGTTTTCACCACCAGGAAGTGTAGTGATTTCTGTACCTCTTCCACCTTCACGGCGAGGCAACCAAAAATCTTCTAGCATTGACATATGTTTACGATCATCTCTGATCTGACCAGTGTTTGCATCATATACAAGTTTGTTACGATACTTAGCCATGATGTCTTTCATATATCCTTCGGCCTTACCCCTTGGCAAGTTACCTACATCAATATAAAAGATTCTACGTTCTGGAGCACGAGCCAAACGATAAATGACAAGTGAGTCTTCCATCATACGTAGTTGGTTAATTGGTTTTAGTGCCTTATGTAAATGAGAAACAACTCTACGACGGTCAACATCAAGCAAACCTGATGTAACATAAGAAATAGCGTCGTTTGAAATCTTTACACCTTGGTTTGTTCCACCAGGCTTTTCTTGCTAAATATAAAATTCATTTACCTTTTCAACAACAGATGCGCCAGTTACAGGATCTTTTGACTTTTTAACTTCTTTAACCTTACGGATTTTAGAAGCATCAATAGGACGGATCTCTTGGATACCAGACTTTAGATTCTTTTCATCCACAACTAAGTGGTGGTATAGTCTTCCATCAATATACCAACGTCTAAACATCTCATGGCCCATCTCCTTGAAGTTGAGCATAGAGGTAATTGTTTCAAATTCTTCTGTAATTTGCTTTTTCAAAGCATCGCTTAAACCTTCTACGTGGTCAAGCTTTAAACTTACTGGACTTTCGTTTTCACTGGAAGCAATTGATTCATTTACAATATCATCGATTGCCGCATCAACCTCAGGGTGAGTAGCAACTGCACGATACTGTCTAATGTTTTGTAAATTATCTTTAGCGTTATTATCGCCATTAATATCGACGTATGTTCCATAGTGGGCACCAGCAGCAGTTACATAACCTGCGCCATCCTCATCTACTGGTGGAACAATAGAACGAAGCTTTTCCTCGGACTTATCTTTCGCCCGTTTAATCTCAAATCCAAATATTCTTAAACCTTCATCAGCCATGTTCGTTCCTGAATCTTAAATAGAATTAAGAGGGGCATTTTTCAGCCCCTCTAATTATTTATACTACATTAAGATGTAGTTGCCGCTTCCCAGTATTGTACTTGGAACTCAACTGTGAATCGCTCAATCTCGTTTTCTGTAGCATAGTTCAGATCGATTGGGCTAACACCTGTTGGGAAACAGCCACGGAAGTTGTATGTCTTCAATACATCACCGTCTTTACCCAATTGCTCAACAATTAGGTCGGCTTCGTAATCAATAGGATTGGTTAGACCGGTGTTTGCAGAGTGTGCATTCATACCGTTCATCCAACGCTCCATTGCGTTACGTACATTGAAGTCAGTATCATTGATAATGGTTGGTGTCCACGTATCAAACGTACGATCACCTGCCATCTTCAATTGACGACCGCGGAATGGGACAATAATTGTACCAATAGTGGAAGCAGGAAGTTGTGCTGCTTCGCACAAGAACGATGTAAGTTCTACATCGCCACCAGCATAAGCCGGGAAGTTGATAGTCGCCTTAAATAGGTTAGGACGAGCACCACCACCACGTAGCTTGGCTTTAAAATCATCAACGCCTAAAACAGCCATGTTCTATATCTCCTTATACCTGTAGACCAGCGACTTCTTCAAAGTCAACGCCAGTTCTAACAGCAACAAAGTTAAGTGTGATGTAGTTGATAGAACGCGCTGGTTTGACGAAGATGTTTGCGACAAATTCATTCCGGTCGATAATCGCAGGAGTGTTGTTAGTGTCATCACATACAACACGGAAGTCAGTGATACCACGACGTCCTTTGATTTCTCTTAGGAATGGTTCGACAATACCAACAAATTCAGCTCTTGTGAATTCGTCGTTAAATTCGAACAATGTGTTTCTTGCTGCCAACGCAATTGCTCTTTCCATTGTAAGGAACAAACGGCGGACGTTAATACGATCAAATGCCGATGGTCTGTTCATGTGAGTTTTATCACCGAACAACAGGATACCCTGTCCAGGAAGATTTGCAACTGGGTTAATACCAGCTTTATATAGTGTATCTCTTTGTGATTTAGTTGGAGTATACGCTAGTTTTGTGATACCTAGATATTGACCACGTCTTGCACCTGCAGGTGAATACCAAGGAGCAGTGTTTGCATCCGAAGCAGCCATGATACCTGCGGTTGAAGACGATGCTGGAATCCAGATGTACTTATCGTTGTACTTGTCATATACTTTCAACCAGTTGTTATCTACAACTAGATATGAGCTATATGTGTAGTTTGCAACATCAGTTGTTGTATCACCAACTGGATCTGCTGTACCTACTACTGAGTCATAAGCAGGTGATGTAACAACGATACAATCTTTACGTGTTGTACCAGCTGTAACAACCAAGTCATCTACGATTGTATCTTGATCTGATGATGATGTCATACCACGTGCAATCAAGAAGTCGACTTCGATAGTGTCTTTATCTTCAAATACGTCGTAAGCAGTTTGGATCTCACCAGTTGTAGGTGATGTATCATCTGTACCACCTGTTAGTGAAAGATCTGCATCCGAATCAAGAGCGCCATTTACCCAAACATAGTTTGATTGGTTGTTGATTACATCTTTCTCGTAGTTAGATGAGCCATCAGCATTCTGAGCTGTTGAGCTAGATGAAACAAATGGGAATCTTTCTAGAACAGAACCAGCTGTTCCTGTGATTACGCCATCTTCATCCAAAACTAGAACGTGACGTTCTGTTCCTGTAGGAGCAGCATCAAACTGTGCTTTATATGCAGCATCCCAGCCAGTCCATGTAGCAGAGCCTGCAACTAGAACTTGGATTGAATTACCCAATGTTCCAGGATACTTAGCAAACGCTGTGCCTGTCCAAGAGCCATTTTCGAAATCTTCTTCGTTATTAATTGCAGCAGGTGTTCCAGCTGCATCCGCAGCGTTCAAGCTTCCAGAAGCAACGCGAGAGATGTAAAGTGAATTCGTGTATTTTAAAAAGTAACCCGCAGTATGAAAATCGCG